GTGATCACCATGCCATCAGCAGGCGCAGCAGGCATTGTGATTGTGCCTGCCGCAAGCGTACCGGCTGGGTTGGCGATCAGTGTGGTAGTGCCAGCCGCAAAAGTGTATGTAAAGCCAGTCGTTAAGACTTGGTAGTCATACGACTGCAAGACGCCGCTTGTGCCATCAATTTTTGTTGTCATTTTTAAGTCCCGCTAGTTGACGCAAGCAAATAATATACAGTGCCACCAATATTAATTGCTACTTTGTTGGTTACTGTATTTGTCGTAGACGCAGAAACCGCAGTGCTTACAAGCGCATTACCTGTCGCTTCAGGCATCGTAACCGTGAACGCGCTGGCGGTGGCGGGGGCAATGATCTCAACAGACCCCGCGCTTGCCGAAACTAATTTAACGCCCATGATTGTTCCTTAAACGATTGACCAGACGCTAGTGGCCGGTACGGTCACAGTGATGCTGTTGTTAACCGACACAGGGCCAAACGTACCAGCGTTTTTGTCAGCGGGGATAGTGTAGTTTGCCATCACAATCAAGCTGTTCTCAAAAAACACCGTATCCGTACCGCCACCCGTTGCGCCACCACCCAACGCACCCCAAGCGCCGTTATAGCCCTCAAACTTAGCTGTGGTGCTATTGTAGCGAACCATGCCGTCTTCGGGGGCTGCTGGGCGCTCGCCTGTAGTGCCTACGTTCAAAATAGCCGCGCCAGTGGACTCAAGCGTCAGCAAATCTACAACATTAAGGTTGGTGAAAGTGCCTGCGTTGGGTACGTTGCTGCCGATAGCTGGTGGCGAGGCAAACGAATTAGTGGTTACGGGCACTGACACATAGTCAACCGTAAACAAAGGCACATCAGCGGAAGTTTTCAACTGGTACTTGTACGCGGTCGTATCGGCCAGCCACACGTTAGCTTGCCCCGCCGCGTCCAAAATCACCGGGTTGGTGTTTAGCGTAGCCTCGGTGTTGTCGGTGTACGTTGCGATAGGCGTTGTCGTGCCCGCCGCGTAGGTGTACAGCTTACCGCCCACAAGAGGCAGACCGTCAGTTCCGAAGAACTGTAGCTTGGGGGTAGGGGAAAGTGAGGCCATATTTATCTTCCGATCAAAGCGTTTTGATTTTCGTTTTCGGTTGTAAGCGCGTTACCAGCGCTAACCGCCGTGCCAGTACGAATCGCTTCTGCGGCCTGTTTAGCCAATGCGCCCGTAGTTATCTTACCGGGCGAAGCGTACAGTTTTGAGCCTTGCGTCAACATAGCCGGGTCTGAAATAAGTTTCAGCACGCGAAGCCGTTCAGAACCTGGCAGCGTTTCCAGCAACGCCGTTGCACCTTGCGGCGTCTTCATGGCCTCAGTCAACGTGTTGAGCGTTTTAGCGCCAATCTTGTTTTGCAAAATTGCCAGCGCCTTGTTCGTTGTCGCGGCCACTGCCGTAATGTACGAAGGCAAACGAAACCTAGACATATTTTGCAGCAGCAATTCTTTAAGCGCGTCTTGACCGCCAGCAACTTGTGAAGTTATCTTTGCCTCGCGCAGCACTTTAGCCGCTTGGTCTTGCAGTACGTTGAGCGTAGTCTCGCTAACTTCTTTGGCAATGTCGTAACTGCCGGGGCCAAGAATCTTTTCAACGGCCTCTGGCGTCTCACCCTGCACCAGTTTGACAAACGCATCCTTATTGGTCTTCCACAAATTAAGTGCTTCACCAGTCAATTTGCGTTCAGCAATTTGACGCGATCCTTTGGCGTAGTCAGCCAAGTATTGTTTGTAGCCCACACCGCCGGCCGCTTCAATTGCGTCGTCGATCAAAGGCTTGACTTTGGACAGCACACCGGCCGCAAGGTTACGCTGGGTGGTGGCATCAACGCCCGGTCGCATTTGTTGAATGGCGGCGTTAACAGAGTGTTTACGAATTGCGTCAAGCGCAACCACATCAAGAATACCACCGCTATCCGTCCATTTGGCAATGTCGTCAGCAACATTCTTAACCGCACCCGCAAGCAAATCATTACCCGCAAACTCAGGTTTGTTGGCCACGCCGGCAATGCTTTTTGCCAGCGGCGCGCCTTCCAGCGGTTTGATGCCAACCGACCGCAGCGCGTCCGCCGCGCCTTGCGCGAACCGGGCGCCTTGGCCCAAGTCCAGCGAAGCTGTGGCAGCGCCCGTAGCCCAATCGTCGGCCATCTTAGCCAGATCACCTTTGTAGGTGTACTGCGTAAAACCAACCGGCACGCCTTTTTTAATCAGTTCAAGCCTGCCAGCCGCCTCAGCCAAATTACCGGCTTTAATCAGCCGGCGAACATCCGCGACTTTAGCGGTTGCGTCAGCGCTTAATTGCCCGGCTTGCGCTTCAAACGCGGCTACATCGCTGCCTAAGTTGGCGCGGTTAAGGGCTGCCTCACGCAAAGGTGTAGTGGTTTTGTTAAGCGCGTTCTTAGCCGCTTCTGCTGTAGCGCGGGTTTCGGTAACCGTAGCTCCGCCGGCCAGTTTAGCCAGCGCGTTCAACGACACTTCGCCTTGCGATTGCTCAAGCGCAGCAAGAAACCGAGGGTCACGTTTGCTAACGCGGTCAAGCAGTGCTTGCCAAGTAGGGCTATTGAGATTTGCCGTAGCTTGCGCGGCGGTAACGTCGCCGCTTTGCGAGGCTTTAAGGGCGTTAAGCACTTCTGGCAGATCAGGGCCAAGCGCGTTGCGCGCAATTTCAGCCGCTTTTTGTTTTGGTATTTGGCGCAGATCGGCGACTTTACCCGCTACATAGCCAACACCTTTACCAATGATCGGCGCGGCCACACGGCCGCCAGCTTCGTAGGTTGCGCCTTCAAGAATATTTTTGACTGGCTCAACAACTTGCTCTGCGCCTTGGCGCGGGGCTTTACCCCCGACGTACACATCGGCGAGTTGCATAAGTTCTTTGCCTATGCCGTAGCCCAAGCCAGCCCCAGCAACACCGCCAGCCGCCGTACCTACGGGGCCAGCGCCAAAAGTTCCCGCAGCACCACCAAGCAGGCCGCCGTAAATCGCGCCTGCGCCTTCTACAAGAGGCGCGACATACGGGCGCACGTCTTTATACTTTTGTTGAAGCGGCGTTAACTCAACTGGCGCAGCCCCACGGCCAGCAGGAACGCCGCTACTAGGGGCGAATAGTTCTTTGGCTTTAGCGATGACTTGATCGTCAGCCGCGCCAGACGGGCCTTCAATCTCGCGGATAGCGCCGCTAGGATCGCGTACCTTGTAGATTTGTGTTCCCATTATTTAACCACGCTCCATTCGCCGCTAGCGGCGCCGGGCACTTTTTCTTGCGCTCTTTTAACGCCGGCACGCACAATACCTTGAAATTCCCGCGCCGCCTGAACAAATTCTTGCTCGCTTTGTGCAAGGCTCATGCGGTTAAGCGCTGCTGTGCCTTTTTCACCCTCAATGTTAGTGATAGAACCACCGCCTTTAAGTGTCTCAAACGCCTGCAAAAATGCGCCGCCTTTAACTTGATCAAAACGGGATTGAAAGTCCGAAGCGCTTGTTCCGGGAACAAACCGAGCACCAGGTAAGTACGTTGCGCCGACAGCATCTTGAAATCCGGGATGCGGGGTAGACCCTTTAAGAAGCACGCCTTTTTCATCGCGTTTGCCGATAAGGTCATCAATCTGGCTAAGTGTTTGATTAGCAGTCTCAAGAACTTTTGGCAACAGTTTTTGCGCCAATGCTTGGTCTTTGGCGATAGCCGCACCAGTAGCCGAAGCCTGCGCCATTTGTTGAATAAACGCTGGATCGCCTTTGCGGCGTTGGTCTTCTTGGCGAATAAGAATGTTTTCTTTTTCGCGTGTGTCAAGCAAATTCTGACCGCGCAAAGTTACCCCTTGGCCGGCTTTAGCAGTGGCCGCTGTCATATCCTGACCACGCTCAGTGGTTACGCGCCCCAAACGGGCAGACTCAGCAGTAGACTGTTGACCTAGACGTGCCGTTTGTGCAGTCATGCGATCGGCGCCGGTCGTTCCTAACTCGTCAAAAAATTGTTTTCTTTGCGCGGGGGCCAAACTCAAGATCATTTTTGACCGTTGGTCGGCGTAAGCCTTTGCTTCCGGCGTTGCGTTTGATAGCTGAATATCTTGGTTGTGCGCGATAATATTTTCATCTGACTGATTAATACGCAAATTTGCCAAACGATCGTCAGCGGCTTTGCGTTGCATGACCGCCGTTTCTTCCAGCGCTTTTCCGGTGGTAGCCTTTTTACTCGCCGCTTCAGTTTGCGCTACGTCAAATGCTTGGCCACGCGCGGGGCTAATCCCGTACACTTTTGCGCGGTACTCGGGGTCTTTCAGGTCAAGGCCACGCATAGCGTTGGTTTCTTGAATGTCCCGCTGCACTTCTTGCATCTTAAGCGCGTTCATCTGCTGCGCTTGTTGCGCGCCTTGAATCTGCGCTACTTGGCCGTACTGCGCCAATGGATCAGCAATCTGAAGCGGCCTAACGCCAAGAGAAATATTCGGGTCGAGTGCCATATCTAACCTTTAATACGGGATATCGTAATTGATTGAGCTTGCAGAGGGGACAGTCCCCCCTCCCCCCGGCCCGTATACATTCGACGCGCCGTATTGACTATTTAACTTATTAGTTTGCAAAGCGTCAAGCAACCTGTTGCCTTGGCTGTAGTTCATGTACGAACTAAGGCCGCCGGTTAGCGCGTTGGCTGCGCCTACTTGACCAGCAGCGCTGGCTGCTGCCCCGCCGGTCAAATAATTGCCTACGTTAGCTGCGTTAGCCGCGCCTGCTTGGCCTAGTTGCCCCGCAGTCGTTATTCCTACGCCAGCCAATGATTGCAGTGGCCCTAGCCGCGCCTGACGTTCTGTTTGATAACGGTTAAAAGCGTTTGTGTATTCTTGCGAACCCATGTCTTGCCCAAACCGCGTAGCCGCTTTGAGCGCAGACCCTGAGATCAAACCGCCGCGCGCGGCTGCGGATCTGTCAAGCGCCTTTTGGCCTTCAGACAACCGAAACCCGTAACCAGGATCAGCTTGAAACTGATCCATTCCAAACGGCGTGTAATCGGCGGCTGACTCCAATTTGCCTAGCGCTCGGCCACCAGCTTCCATCCAAGGCATCTGGTCTTGGCGTGTCTGCTGATATTGTTGATTTTGAAGCGCAGCAGCTTCTCTCGCCGCGCCGGCTTGCGTTTCAGCAGCATCTTTAGCCGCCATGCTGCCTAATATCGCGCTGCCTGCTATGGCAGCGGAAACGTATCCCGCCATGTTAATTCTCCTTACTTTGCATTTTACGGGCTACAACATCACAGATGCCGTAGGTAAATTTACCTGTCGTAAAAATATGCGCTTCCGCGTCATTTACGTTGCCCGTATCTAACCCAATTTGGTACAAAAAAGCGCGGTACGCAATTTTTGCTTTTTGTTCATCTGTTCTGCTATCGGCCATCCCGCAAGCGGGGACTACATACAGTCGGTCTTCTAACGTGGTCATGTCTTCGCAGTTATCTAAGTTGGCATAAATATCTGTCCAAACCACTTCATCTTCAAACACACGCCCGGCGCGTTGCATACCCGCTGGCGCTTCAAATTCGCAAGGGCCGGTAAGCACTTTTACGCCGTCTTCAGTGTTGACCGCAATCTTGCCTTTGTCAAGCCGTACTTTATACGCTGTCTTGTGCGCCGCACCCGTCAAAACAGTCCACGGTGGGATAGTGATGGTGCGCTCGTACACGCCGTCAAGAAATGTGTGCTTGGTAACAATATCCGCTTGCGGTAGCTTTAGCAACTCATCTTGCAACGCCAGCACTTTATCCGGCGTAATATTCGCAAGATCAAAAGTATTGCTACAAGCTAGTTGCATCACGTCACCTCACGACCAGACACGCGCATATTGATAGCGCTTGCTGTGCCAGCAATGGTTGAGATGAACGCAGCGTTTGGCAAAATTTGACCTACCAGTTCTGGAAATGTGTACACCTCAGACGCATTCAGTGTTTTAGCTTTGGTTATCAGGTTCTGATTACCAGTAGTGTCTGAGCCTGTGACCAAGTTTACACTGATTGTAGCCGCGCTACTACTGATGTTTGTGGCCGTAAATTTGTCAATAATTACGGCAGTGGCGTTGGTGGGCACTGTGTACTGGGTAGTCTGGGTGTTTTCTACCAGCTTTGCTGGCACTAAATTTCGGGCAGTAACTGTCATGTGTGTTCCTTAAACAATAGCCCACGATGAACCTGTTGGCACAGTGACCGAAACGCCGGACGAAACCGAAATTGGCCCCGATGACATACCGTTGTTGCCAGTTCCAATCGTGTAGTTAGCTGTAATTGAGGCGCTATTTTCCCATAGCCCCAGCGATGTAATGTTGCTGCTACCACCGCCGGGCGCAGCCCACTTAACCCCAGATGCGGCAGCAGCGTCTGCCGTCAACACATAGGTGTCTGTGCCTACAGCTAGTCGGATGTTGCCCGTGCCATTGCGAACAATCAGATCGCCTTTGGTAGTGGTCGGCGCTAGGGCGTCAAACGCTGCGGTAGCCGTTGTCTGGCCTGTGCCGCCATTGGCAATAGCAACCGTGCCTGTGACGTTGGATGCCGTACCAGTGGTATTTTGGTTGAGCGTAGGGATGTCGGCAGCAACAACTGCTCGGAAGGTTGGTACACCGGCTGTACCGTTGGGTGCTGCCAAAAAGTAATTGGCAGTCTTAGATGCGTAAGGGTTAAGCGTGTCGCCGTAGCCAGCGGTAAGACTAATCGCAGGCGTTGCCCCGCCGCTAGATGCGACAGGTGAAGTGCCGGTGACTGATGTGACGGGTGCAGTGCCGCTAGATGCCGCCGTGACAAGTCCTTTGGCGTTTACAGTGACGCTTGCGTTTGTAAATGCACCAACATTTGAGTTGACTGTTGCCAGCGTGCCAGCAGCAGTGACGTTTGTAGACCCGTCAAACGATGGGCTGGTGTAGGCCAGATCGCCCGTTATGGCAATGGTTCGACCTGTGGTCAGTGTCGCTGCGCTGCCAGTGGTGTTCTGGTTCAACGTTGGAAAGTCTGCCGCAACAGCAATTGACAACGCGCCTGTAGTTGTGGTGGATTTCAGGATACCAGTAGCCAACGCTGATGTACCGGCAGAATAGTCTGTGCCTGCTGTAGCGGCAGACAAAGCCGTACCATTGCCTTTAAGCACGCCGGTAATGCTGGTCGATAACGTCAGCGCGGGAGTTGCGCCGCCGCTTGATGTACCAGCAAAACCGTTGGCCGATACAACAGATACAGACGTGACTGTGCCTTGTGGATTGGCGGCTGTAGTGATTGTAGTCACGCGGCCATAGGTATCCACCGTAATGACCGGAATTAACAGCGCCGAGCCGTAAGTGTTTGGCGTGACAATGCCACTAGCCAAGTCAATGACCGGCGTTGTGCCGCCAGTACTGGTTATATTGCCAGTAGTTCCGCTGACTGATGTGACCGTGCCGCTGCCAGTGCCTGCACCAATAGCTGTGCGAAAGGTCGCTGCGTCGAGCGTGGATACTGTGTTATCCGCGTTGATGCGAACAAAGGTAATCGCGCTAGGGTTAGGCAGTGTGAAGAAATTACCGCCAGCAGTCGTAGCGCCCAGCGATGTACGGCCAGTGGCTGCAACCAGATTGGTTGCGCCGCCGTCCCATTGCAGCCGTTCAGCATACGCGGTGTCCCATTGCGTTTGCTTGGCCGTTGTAGGAATAGCGTACCCAGCACTGTAGGTAACTGCAAACGTGCCGCTGGTCGTAACAGGTGAGCCTGTAACACTTAACCCCGTTGGTACGGACATTCCTACAGATGTCACCGTACCGGCGCCGCCTCCACCGCTGCTGGTGCTCGCTTCTGCTGGCGGTGGGCCTAATTGAACATCATCCAGCGATATTTGATTGCCGCCGGCGCCTGCAAGATTAAACAAATTTAAAAAGAACCGATACCACTCACGCGAAATCATCCCCGTGCGAGCGTCAATTATTTCAACCCTTGCCGAGGGGATGTTGGTGATATTTAACTGATCAGGCATTGGTAGGGGTCACATCAAGTTTAGCGCCCATGATGGCAATTTTTACTGGGTCTGTGCCTGATATTTCGTACACGCGGTCGCGCAGCTTTAACGTCATGCCCAACCGACGCCAGATGACGCGCTTAAAATACTGACCGATTTTGCCAATAGACTGCCAGTATTCATTCGACCAAGTGTGACCACCATCGTCTGACCACCGCAGCATAATTTGAGGGTCATCGCCTTGGCCGGTATTGATGCCGACACCGGCCTCGCAATCAATTTGCAGTGTGTGCTGCGCTGACCGTTTTAAATTGTTTTGGCCGGTAGGAAGGGCACGCCACGACCGCAGCCATTTTTGAATATCGCCGTTGTCAGCGTACTCGTCCAAGTTAAATGCGTAAATGTTGCCGTTCTCAAAGTCGCCGACAATAATTTGATTGTCGTAAACAGCTTGGCAGTTAGACCGATGGCGCACAAAATCGCCGTTGTCCCAGCCTGCGCGTTCATGCCACGCTTGCGTCGCCACATCGTAGACCCAAGTGGTTTGCGCGGTCGGGAAAATCAAGACGTAAAAAGCATGACCGTCTTGCTGATATGTGTAGCCAATGGCGTCAGATAAATTTGTGTATTGCTGGATTTGCCACTCAATGGCGTGCGTAGAGACACGAACGCCAGTATAGCCGTTGGCTCGGTAGACAATACCGCGCCCACGGGCGTCAGAACCAAGCCAAAACAGGCCGTTATCAAGTTTAGCGACCGAGTAGGGGGCGGCGCAACCAATCTCGTTAAAAGCGCCCTGAATGCGTTGCAGCGGAAAGTCAGGCAATCCAGCGTCGTACCAGACTTCAATAGAATTAGCGCCAAATAGCCACGCTTCGCGGTGGTCAACAATCAGCGACACCAAACCATCTGGGTCGCCTTCAGCGCTGGCAAAATCCAACGGGTCAACAGACAGACCATCTAGCAGTGAAGTCACCCACACGCGAGAACTGTCCGGCTCGTTAAAAACAAAGTAACCGTCAAGATAGCTGACTTTGACCGCGCCGGGGAAATCAGGGTCGGTAATCTGGGCAAAAACTTCGGTGATCGCGTTGTAAATGTACCCGTCTGGGTTGCACGCGATAAAAAGTTGAGTGCCGTTATCTGACATCGACACGGGGCCAGTGCCAGTAACCGTGCCTAGAGGTTTAATTTTCCAGCGGGTAGTGTCGCCAATTACGTTAAGCCGGTACACCGTGTCACCAGAAACAGCGTACAAGTACTCTTTTAACACCCACAACCCGCGAACAGGGCCGACGCCTGCCGCGACTAAGCGCTGGAGGCCGGGGCAACGCGACAGAAAAGCAGCCGTTTTACCGCCCTCCGGCACTATCTCTGGGTACATATTCACCATGCGGTTATCAGCCGCATTGACGCTTCGGGCTACATAACTGGAGCCAAGAATTGGCGATTCCATTAGTAGTTACCGGCGTAGACGTTAAAGCGTTGGCGAGTCGCCACAATAGCGTATGGCATTGACATCACGTCATCAGGGTTGTTGATGCGTTTGAGGTTGCGTTTGCTGGTCATCGCAATGCGCTGCACCTGTGGGCTTGGCTCAACGCCGTACTCTGGCGCAATTTCCATCGCCAAGTTGTACTTAAATGCACGCAGATAGCCCGGCGGAAAAGCCAAGCTAGTGACTAATGTAGCAGGCTGTGTTAACTCCTGAACCGAAACAAAATGCCATTCCAAGTCCCGTGTAGGACGCGGGTAGACCGTCATCGTAACGTCAGGATAGGTGTTATTGACAAAAATGACTTGCGGGTAGGTGCTGGTCACAGTCTTAACCGCAATGCCGTTGTATTGCTGCTGGTTAATAAACTTTATGCCAAAAGACACGTTTGTGCCCGGATCACGGTAGTAGGTGGCCTCATCCAACAAGACAGGACGCAAGCCTACAAAGTTACCCGACGGGCCAAGCGTGCGTGTGATCTGACCCGCAGGCCAAGTAAAGGTTTGGTCTTGCGTGCTAAAAACCGACAGACGCTCAGTGTTCCAAGAGTCAATCATCTGATTGAGCGACCCAATTGCGTCTTGCGACATAGCCGCAGATGGCGTTTCGCCTTCAGCCAGCACACCTAGCAGGCGTAACGCGCCGTTTATCTGATCGCCAGCAGTGGTTGCCATCTCAAACTCCTTCGGTTACGGCCCGTCGTGTGTACTTGCGCTTGATTTCCAATGCGTTTACGGGGGCTATTTCTTCTTCCTCAACGACGCAAGGTGTGTCGAGATTGTAGCGTGTCCAGCCATTTTTTTCATCAAATTCGGCTTCAAGCTCCATTGTGGCAACTTTACGGCCGTGGTCAGGATGCTCAAGATAAATCATTGCCATCAGTGTTTTCCTGTTTCAATTGCTCAAGCCAATA